AGATTTTAATTTTATCAACTATATTCTGTTAGATTATATACATATAGGTACAAGGAGTTTTATTATGAGATATGTAGATGTTAGCGATGAGTATGTCGCATCTGTCCTTTCAGCAAATAAACTAAAGTCAAATCAGAAAATTGATGAGTCCGCTAAGGTTGATCAAGTTCAAGAAGAAGAGCAGGTTGAAGGCCATGTTTGCCCACTCTGTGAGTCACACTTAGAGGAGGCTATCCCCGAGGAAAACCTTCAAGAGTGCGTAGGTTACATTCTTGATAGTATCAACGAAGCAGTTGATCTTCTTGAAGAAGAGGATCTTCTAGAGGCTGAAGAGGGATGTGACGACGATGAGGAGTCTGAGGAAGACGAAGACGAAGATAAGTGAGATTAAAAGATGGGTGCTAGCACTAAAGATCTTTTAGCAATTTCTCAAAACATTATACAAGAGTCTTCTCCGGTTCCTGAAGTTGTTGTTCATAGTAAAGTTTTAGACGATGGTTTAAAGGCTGTCGTTGTCCCAGATTCATTTATGAATGAAATCATGGGATTTGCAGGATCACTAAATGAGTCCTGTGGCCCTAAGCATAAAAGAAATAAAACTCAAAAGCCTGTTACTAAAACTTCTTCCGATGATAAACTAGATGAATCTCTTTTAAAAGAAAGACTTGAGGATCTAGTTGGTAAATTAAAAGTTCTTATAGGAGAGGCTAAAGAAGTTATTGAGGAGATGACTAGCACCGGATGTTTAGGGGTTGGTCCTCAAAAGGCTCTAATGCTTAAAAAGAGGTCTGATGCTTATCCTCCAAAAGGGAAGAAGGTAAAGAAAAATGGACTTGATAAAGCTTATAAGTGAGACCAGAGCAAGCTCTGGAAAAGGATCAAATTCTGGAAGGTCTAAGGGCTTAGGATCGGGAAAAAAGGCGCACTCTCAGGCTGGGAAATCCCGTGTTAAAGTTTACAACTCTATTACAGATGCACTCAAGAAGGGGTATGTCGGTCAGATATTCTCAACCAAAAACTCAGATCGTCTTTACGTCATAACTAAGAGAAAGTGGGGTAAGGACGATGAGCAAGAGGTTGGAGGTAGAGTTGCAAAAGGATTCTCTCCTGGCGTTATACCCTCAAAGTTTTCTGATGTTAAAAAGTATGCTGTAAGGACTATGCTTAGGCATGGTAAACAAAAAACCTCTAAATTTAAGAGTGAGAAATATTGGTCTCGTAAACAAAAATAGGATAAACTATGTTATTAGTTGAATACAATGTTTTAGATAAGGTTAAAGTTATCAATGAAGGGACAAAGGCTTCCCCTAGAGTACGACTGCAAGGGAAGTTCCAAAAATGTGATGAGCAGAACAACAATGGACGAGTTTATCCTAGAAAAGTCCTAGAGTCCCAGGTGAAGGCCATACAGGATAAGATCAATGAAAGATCGCTAGTAGGAGCACTCGATCACCCAGCAAATGATGCCATCCATCTTTCCCAAGCATCACACTTGATCACCAAGCTTTGGGTAGAGAAGAATGGTGACGTTATGGGTGAGTGTGAAATCCTTTCAACTCCTAATGGTAAGATTGTAGAAGCTCTTCTTAACGATGGTGTTAAGATTGGTATATCTAGCCGTGGTTTAGGTAGCGTCTCAGAGAACAGTGAAGGTAAAGTCGTAAACGAAGATTTCAAGCTTATCACTTTCGATCTTGTCTCTGATCCTTCAACTAAGGGTGCTTACCCTGAGCTTACCGAGTCCATTCGTGAGAATAGCCAGCGTGCTCAGGAGATTATTTCAAAGCACAAGAAGCAGAGAGTATTGCTAACAATGCTTGAGAGTAAAATTGAGGAAAGCTCTAGGATTGAGAGATGGGCCAGGGGAGGTGGTCGCGACTCAGCTAGACAGGATCAGTGGGCTTTTGATGCCGGTATGAAGCCGGGTCGCCCAAAACCAAAGCCAAAACCAAAGCCAAAGCCAAAACCAAAGCCAAAGCCAAAGCCAAAACCAGCATTAGAATCCGATAAAGCAATGAAGGCTAAGAAGGAAAGTATTTTTTCAAAAATTGGTAATGGCATAGTTGAAGCCTTAGAGTCCAAAAAAAGTAAGAACTACGTGGATAAGGAGAGATTCAGAAATCAGGGAAAGGATCCAAATTCCAAACCAGTTCGTAAACGGGCAATTAGAAAGCTAGTTAAATTTTCTAAAGATAAAGGCTTTGACAGAGATACTACTGGTATCGCAGCAAATGCTGTTGGAATAAAGACTGGCGATCCTAAGGGTGGCTTTAAAAAGCAGTTTAATGCAGAGTCTACCAATCTAATTGGAGACTCACTATTAGAGGGCCTTAAGAAGGCATGTTGGAAAGGTTATGAGGCAGTTGGAATGAAGTCTAAAGGTGGAAAGAAAGTTCCTAACTGTGTTCCCAAGGGGAAAAAATAATTTGTATTAAAAATAATACAAAACACTAAATAACTATATAGAGGTTAAATTATGTCACAGAGTAATGAAATTCTAGACTCGGTGGCTCAGTATCTTCCAGAGGGACTCGATGAAAGCACTCTTCAGAAGGTAGCTGAGCTTGTTGCTGTTAGCATTGAGAACCGTGTCGAAGAGAGGGTAAACGACTTATCCACGAAAGTCCAGTCTTTCATTCGTGGAAATATTGAGAAGCTAAAAGAACAAGCACTTAAAGAGCTAGAGCTAGAAAATGAGACATTCCGTAATGCTCAAATGTTTGAGACAGTTCGCTCTATGTTTGCCTTAGAGAACACCAACCAGGATGAATTAAATGGTATGGAAGTTCTAGCTTCACTTGGTGAGCAGCAAGAGGAGAAGAATCAAGCCCTTCTCCGTCAGGTAGATAAGCTCCTAAAGGAGAATGTCAACCTAAAGCGTCAGTCCAAGGTAATTAATGACAAGAACGAGAAACTTGAAGAGGCACTTCAGAGTGTTCATGGGGAGCTTTCAAGTTTACGTGAATCAGAGAATGCAGAGAGAAAGCTCTCTGATACGGCACTCGTCATCAGTGAGGATAACTTCAAGGTGAAGGAAGCTGATGAAAAGTTAAATGAAAACCACGCTGTCCACGGTAATGAGTGGATCCATCAAGGCGTGTTAGAGAAACTCAACAATTATAGAGGTTAAGTATGACTGCTATTGATAGAAACAGTTTATTAAAGCGTTGGGAGCCACTCCTTGAAGGGATCGGGGATGATCACATCGCATACCAGACAGCTCGTCTGTTAGAGAATCAGGCCAAAGAGTTCACCAAGACTAGAATGGACGAAGAGGCTTTAAGCCAGACCGCCACCACCACAGGCAAGATCGGCACCTTCCAAAAGTGGGCTTTCCCACTTATTCGTCGTATGTACCCTGAGCTTATGTTCAACAAGATCGGTGCAACTCAGGCCATGGACGGCCCTGTCTCACAGATCTTCTACATGGGTAACTCACGTCACCATGACGGAAACACTCAGGTAATGTACTCCAAGTTTAACATTACCCCTCGGAACCTTACATCATCAGCTATTGGTTCATTCACTGGCACTTATGCACAGTCTAATCTTGCCGGTAATAATCCATGGATTCAGAATAACAATCCAGCAAGTGGTCTAACATACGATAGCGTTACTGGAGCCGCTTCATTTGATCTTTCAAACGTTCTAGGTCTCAAGAACGGCTCTCCTTCAACCACCATGGGAGGTCAGTTAGCTTCTTTCCCAAGTGGAACTTCAATCCTGGGATACAGCGTTTCTGCTGCTGAGAGACTACGGGGCAACCTAATTCCAGAGATCTCCATGCATATCCAGAAGCAGACCGTCCAGGCTCGTGAGCGCAAGATGAGAGCAGTGTGGACTCTAGAGGCCGCACAGGATCTCAAGGCTTACCACAACCTAGACATGGAAGCTGAGCTTACCGATCTCCTCTCAAAGGAAATGAACCTTGAGATTGATCGTGAGCTAATCGAAGATATCCGTATGATTGCTTATGGCCCAGGAGTTCTTGGCAGCACTGATGGTTTAAATGGCTGGTACCTACAGTCGCTATACCAGGGCGGCGCTGATAACTTCCCAGGAATTGGAGGTAACCCCGCCACCCTCGCCGGAAACGGTGGAGTTTTCGTAGCAGGAAGTTACGAATACGACTTTGATACTGCTCTATCCAACGAAGAGGGTACCGGAGCAGTTGGTGGAGGTGGAGGTATTGATCGCAAGTATTCCAACATTTATGTCATGGATCTTGGAAGATTTGTTGATTCCACTACTTCTTTTGCTCCTCAGCATCTTGGTCACATGTACTCAAATGTCCTAGCCTTGATCAACTTCGCTAGCACTGACATCTACCGTACGACTCTACGTGGCCCAGGTAACGTCATCATCACTTCACCAGTGATTGCTTCAATGCTTGAGTCAGCAGCTAAGCTTGAAGGTGGCCTACCAGCAGATGCAGGTCCAACGACCAACACTGCTACTCAGATTACTTACAAGGGCAAGTTCGCTGGTAAGTATGATCTAGTTGTTGATCCTATGTTCCCAGAGGACGAGATCATCATTGGCTATAAGGGTTCAAGCCCAATGGATGCAGGCTTCTTCTACTGCCCATACATCCCACTACAGCCACTAGATACCGTAGTTGATCCCGAGACCTTCCAACCAAGGAAGGGCATCCTTACTCGTTACGGTAAGGTCGCTGTCCAACCAGCCTCAAGATTCTACCGCGTTATTCGCCTGATCGGAACTGGATCTGATTTCATCACGAAGGAGATCTTCCGTAACGGTTATAACAATGGAACCTCAATAAACGGTTACAGCACCTAATAACCTAATCCTTGTTTAAGGATTAAAGTTCAAAGGGTTCGGATTATAATCCGAACCCTTTTTTCATTTAATGGTAAATAGTGTAGGAACTTTTTTATGGCTGATAAACGATTAATTATTGCTTTTGGAGATTCAAACTGTGCAGGTAACGTAAATGCATCTTCAGTATCTTCATCTCCTGATTATTATTACCTTTCAGGGACACAGACAAACTACAAGATTTGGAACCTAATTAGTAAGCAATGGGAGAATTATGATCCAAGCAATGCATATACAACTCAGCCAGTTGATTATGTCGGTCCTGAAATATCAATAGCATATACTGCTAACCTGAATGGAGGAGTCCCTGGGGGCACAGATATCCATGTGTTTAAGGCTTCCAAATACCAGATAAATATGTTGAAGTGGAATAACTCCGTAGATTTATCAGGTGTGGCTATCCCTGGAGGAGTTGACTACGATACATTATGGCCCTACGCAAAAACTAACTTTTGGTCAGATGCTAATGCTGGTGTTGCAGTTCAATTGGCTAGTGCTGTTCAAGATCTTCAGGCTGGTGGTGCTAATACAGTTTATGTAGATGGTATGTATATCATCATGGGTACTTTGGATGCTTTGGCTCCTTATGGCTCTAAAGCATACAAGGGGCTGCTAATGGATCTAGCTGAGTTTATGTTTGATCATCTAAGAGGTTTAGGATGTGTTATAACAAACATCCACCCTGATCGAGCAGATGACCAACCTGTTGTTGTGTTCCCAGTAACTCATGATTCTTACTCAGGATTAACAGTAGACGAGGAAGCTAGATTCGATGTTGTCAGGCAATCTACTAGAGATGCCGCTGAAGATCTATGTAATTTAGCTTATAAATCCTATAGTTTTGAAACAGTAACATACGGTATAAATCCTGATAAGGTTCACTATGACTTAAGTGGACTTGTTTCTATGTCACAGCAGATAGCCAATTTAATATACCCAACACTTGGTGATGCTGCACCTTTATCGGATTGTGAAACTGATGTTGTAGAGAGGCTTCCTGAGGTTACTCTGACGTTTGCAGGTGCTGAAGATCTTCAATCCAACAAGATAGGAGTTCCTAGAGTAACATCCTACGGGTCTTCATATGGCATTTACGGTGGAAGAAGATTAAAGGATTACGATACTCCTAGACCCGATGGTTTAAATGATCGTGATGCACAAGATGTTGTAGAATTTAAAACATTTGATAGGACAGTTAAGGATTATGTACTATCGAAGCTTGGGTATCCTATAGTTGATGTTGAGCTTGATGATTTCCAAATTAATGTATGCATTGATGAATCTATATCAAAACTTGAATATCATGCTCCTGATTGGATGACTCAATATGCTACTTTTGAAGTAACAGGTGGGATAGGGGTATACGAGCTTCCACAACCAGTTGTAGATAATCTAAACGATGTTTGGTATCGAAGAGACTTCTTTAAGTTTGGGGCATCCCCTGGATCCTTAGAGTATGATTTTGCTGTGATGTTCTTCACTAATAATGGATTGTTTAACAATTACAATGTTAGTCAATACTTATTAATGCAGCAATACTTAAAACAAGTAAAGAACGTGCTGGGTCAAATGTCATCCTGGCAAGTCATTAATAATAAGTATCTACATATCTGGCCTGTACCGGAGAGCAGCACGGAAAGTGTTATCCTGGAGTTTAGAGCATTTGATCCAAACACTATACACCATGCGTATAAGAGTTGGATACAAAGATACTCTCTAGCATTAGCTAAAGAAATTCTAGGTGGTATTAGAGGGAAGTATCAAACTCTCCCAGGTCCAGGGGGAGGAACAAGATTAAACGGACAACAACTTGTAGAGGAGGGTAGGCAAGAGAAACAAGAGCTTCTAGAGGAGTTAACAACTACCTTAGAAGGTCCACCACTATTTGATATAGTTTAGTGCTTGTAGAGTATATAGAGTAGGTAAGTTATGTATTCAATATCAGTTACTAGTAACTTTTCTGCCATACCCGAATTGGCTTCAGTGCCTCCTATTTCGGCATTGATAGTATCACAATATCCTATGCTGAGTGGCACCTACCCTGATCACAGTGTTTGGGTTGCTCCGGTTTTCGCAGACGCTAATTTTTCAGCAACGGTATCTGCTTATACTCCTGAATACACTCAAGTTATGTGGTCAGAGTTCCCAAGTAATCCTAATTACCCTCTAGTTCCTTATTACATTAACGGGGCTGCTTGCAATCCTGCTGGTAACCTTAGAGGAACCCATTATGATCAAAGAGCTACTTCGAGGGGTTTTCCAATGGACTGGTATAACTCACATCAGCCTCCTTACGAAGTATCCGCAGACTATTGTTATATTATTGCTTCATCTTCTGATCTGTGGGTTTCAGGAAATCATCCATGGAACGCTGGTTATTGGACAAATACCCAGAGTAATGTAAGGTCTGCTATTGCCGCTAAGTTCCCTATAGTGTTTCTTAGTGCAGTACCTTCGGTTCCCACCTTTAGGCCGGGGCCTTTAGGGAAGGTGGAGGATAGAAGGTATTTCCCGTTATCAGACTTCGACGCTACCAGAATACCTCAAATATTTGATGAAGATACAGGAACTTTTTCAGGGTATTATTATAGTAATGTTCCTAGTCCAAGCATACCTAGCCCTGCTGTTAGTCCTAGTTGGATAGATTTATATTTAGCTACATTATACTATGTTGGTGATGATTTATCGAGGTGGGGAACAGAGGCTCAATGCCCAGGGTACCACGGACCAGGGTATGGACAACAATGGAGTGAGCTTCTTGGAACTATATTACTTAAGTCATTATTCAAGTATGATTACGAAGCAGAGGGGCATGACGCTGATTATAGAACTCTTACTTTAAGGAATGTAACTCAATGGGGTATAGATTTATGGAGTGCTTTCCTTGATGAGAGACAATTTGAGCCTTTAGGCGGGCACATGCAAGGAAGAAAGTCAGCTATAATAGCAGCAGGAATCTTATTAGACGATCCTATTTTAAAAAATCCCGATGCCTACCTGGGGGATCACACCTTCACCGCTCCATACCGTCCAGGTCTTGGTAAATTCCAAGAAAACCATGTTTTCTGGTCGGGTGTTGATGAAGGATACAATGTTACTCCAAGTGCTTGGTTTAATGGATTTTATTGGGGACATGAATACAGTATAGCTCGCAATCATCCTTCAGCCACTAACGCATTTTTGAAAAATGATCCAAGTCTTTGGATCTACAATGAAGCCTTTGGTACTAAGTATTCTTTTGGAGAGAACTGTGAATCTCAATTTGGCATAGCGTTATTCATGCTAGCAATGGGGTATACTAAAAACTGGAGTCAGCCCATTATGGGAGCTACGACTCAAGGCACTTTTGGTATAACAAAGCCCTTTTGGGAAAAGATGTTTGGTACAGCGGCTGGGACTATATTAGACCCTAATTATTTAACTAACTTACCTGAGCATTTCGTAAGCTCCTTCCATACTAGTGCAGTTATTTTAGAATCTCACTCCTTATCAGGGACTCAAAGTTCTAAGAACTATACTGCTTACTATTTTAGAAAATATAGATTTTCTGATGAAATACATAATAACTTAAGTAATCACGGAAAAATAACATATCCACTTAAGTATATTGATATTCGAGATTTCTCAGGCCCATACTTAACTACAAATGAAGAAATTATATGGGGAGAAAATAGACAGCTAGTATGGGAACTTTTCCAATGCCCTTCAGGAGCTACAGCTTTATTACACCGTGGAAAGATTCTAGATACTCCAATTGATGTTGGCAACGGATATAAACTTTATATTGATCTTGAAAATACAGCGGCTACAAGCGTTCCGATATCAACGCCTAACAAGTATGGAGTAACACTATACAAGGATACTTTAGGTGACGAACCTCCTGGAGGTTTATATGATAGATTTGGTTATCAAGCGGCCTTTTCTTTAGGTGATGGTACTTATATGACTACTAATGCCGTTGAAATTGGACTTTATAATGATAACCCAGGACCAGAGGAAACAGGGGGTATAACTTTAACAGATTCGCAGCTAGCTGGTATTAGCAATAACAAGATAGGTATTCCAACTGTTAAATCCTATGGATCCTCCTATGGGAAATATTCTGGGTCTAAGTTAAAAGACTACAAGTCCCCAAAGGATAATTATTTAAATAACAAAGATTACAAGGATGTTGTAGAGTTCAAGGACTTTAACCGTACTGTTAAAGATTATGTCCTCACTAGGTTAGGATACCCTGTTGTAGATGTTGAGCTTGATGATTATCAAATAGAATTATGCATTGACGAAGCTATATCAAAACTTGAATACCATGCTCCTGATTGGATGACTCAGTATGCAGTATTTGAAACTTCCGGTGGTATAGGAGTTTATGATATTCCTAAACCCATAATAGATAACTTAAATGATGTTTGGTATCGAAGAGACTTCTTTAAGTTTGGAGCTTCTCCAGGTTCATTGGAGTACGACTTTGCTGTAATGTTCTTTACTAATAATGGATTGTTTAACAATTACAACGTTAGCCAGTATTTATTAATGCAGCAATACCTGAAACAAATAAAGAATGTTCTAGGTCAAATGTCTTCTTGGCAAGTTATCAACAATAAATATTTACATATCTGGCCGGTTCCTGAAAATAATACAGAGAGTGTTATTCTAGAGTTTAGAGCTTTTGATCCAGAAACTATACACCATGCTTACAAGAGTTGGGTACAAAGATTTGCATTAGCTTTATCTAAAGAAATTCTAGGAGGCATTCGTAGTAAGTACCAAACTCTTCCAGGTCCTGGTGGTGGAACTAGGCTTAATGGTTCAGAGCTTATTGCCCAGGCTAGAGAGGATAAGAAACTACTTATAGAAGAGCTAACATCCTCAATAGAATCACCACCAATATTTGATATATTCTAATGAGATTTAAAGTAAATACTCCTCCTACTAATTTCCCAGAAGCTAGGGATACTAGATTATCATTATTTAATAAAAAGAATGATAAGAATTTATTCAACATGATTGACTCAGAAAATATAAAACTATCTGGGTCGAGAGTTCAAGTGTTTGAGTATATTCCATCTGATGATATTGATGATGTTTATCAAGAGTCTAGACAAAAGGCTATTGCTTCTGAACCTGTTACACTTTGGGCTCACTACGATCCACGTCCTATAGAGGAAAATCTTTCTCAGTTTGGCGTAGAAATGCAGATAGATCAAGTATTTGTTTTTAATAAGTCTTATACTGAAAACATTTTAGGGAGGCCAATAGCAATTGGGGATGTTATTAGACCTGAGTTTCAGGAAATTAAATTTGAGGTTTACGAAGTTCAAGAAGATAGCTTTGAAGCTTATGGTGTTTATCACTTGTTAGTTCATGCTAAACTTCTCAGAGATACTCAAGATATTCATAATGAAGATTACTTCGATAGGACTGATGATGTTGGAGGTAAAATATGAAACCTAACTTTAATGCAAGAAATCAAATTATGGATATGACTGAGAATAAGATTATTCCTGTAATTAATAACGTTTACAAGGAAAGCTTAAGGCAGATGTTACACATATTTAGTAACATTTATTATATTGACGGTAATGGTAATAGAGTTAAGGTTAAATGCTCTCATGGAAACCCTGAGAGGGTTGCTGGGAGGCTAAAAGCGGATAATACATTAATTCTGCCCATGATTACAATTGTTGAGAAACAAACTGTAAATTCTGAAGAAAGAAGAAGATACCGTCCAATTATAATTAACGAGTCTTATTGGGATCCTAATAAAAAAAGAGCAATTAGAATTGTAAGTCTAGCACCAAGACCAATAAACATAATTTACGAAATAAATGTATGGTGTAAGTATAAGGCAGATCTAGACATGATTAGATCTGGTGTCTTCTCTCTGTTCAATCCTGATTTAGATATCAGGACCAAATATTCAGATTTCAATAAGGGCTTTTTAGTATCCGAAAGAGATATGGGTAACGTTATGGTCGGGGATACTAATGATAGGGTTTTGCAAAAGTCTATGGAGATATCTTTAGAAACTTATATTCCAAATCCAAAATTCCAGTTCACTAGTACAGGAGAGATAATGGAAGTCGATGTTAATTTTGAGTATAATATTGATGAATCGTAATAGCATTGTGCATAAACAAATTTAATAGAAATGCTCTCCTAGTGGAAGTAAATATAGTAGGAGCTTATAATTATGAAAATAGTTAAAAATACAAGTATGCAAGGATTTTCTGTTCCTTTTACAACCCCAAATGGAGTTATTTATCGGTTTATAAGCCCTAAGCAAACTATCAACATCCCTGATTCTTGGGGTGGTAAGGTTTTAGATAATTTAGTAAAGCGTAGAATGTTCAAAGTTAGACTAGTTAAGGATTCTAGCGAAGAGCCTAAACCTGTTATCCAGAAACATATAGGAGTTACTAAAACCGACAGACAAGAGAACACAAAAAAGAGTAATTAATCATGGCATTACCTACTAGTCCTTCCGTTGTAGTACTTGAGAATGATGTTTCAATCTACACCCCAAATGTCAATTCAAGTGTCGTAGGAATTGTTGGCTTCGCTAACAAAGGTCCAACAAACAAAGCTACTTTAATTACCAGTCAAGAAAATCTAATTAGAAAGTTTGGTAAGC